TTACTCTTGGACGGGTAAAGCTAAGGAGCAGTTCTTAACAAGTGCCATCAAATTCTCTCGAATAAGATCCTTTGATTCGTCATCCAAACGGGCATAGTCCGATTTGAACTCGATGAGCAAGTCAGCAATAGACTGAGGAACGCGAACTAAGACAGTCGGCTCTTGCTTCTTACGGCCAGCGCCCTTGCGCTTTCCTCCGTGTTTGGGCTTTTGAAGGGCAGCAATGCGCTCAGCACATTCATTATTGACGTAAAGCGGTGTACCAATGCCGTCAATAAAGTGAAAAACAGGGTGCTTGTCGATATAAGAGCGAGCAAGACGCATCGCATACTCAGGATTTGAAAGGTAATCAGTGCCTAATTCTCGTTGAAACTCATCAAAGGCAGCCATTGTTTCATCGGACATTCTCGCTCTGCAGTATGATATAATTGATTCCTGTAACAGATTTCAAGTCACTTGATATAGGTTACAACAATCAAGATTATGAAATCTGTTACACAAATCAAGATTCTTGAAAAGTGTTTCAACAATCAAAAGAGATATGCACAGTTTTTGTGGATAAACTTTCTATAAAGAATATAAGTGCTTGATAAGCGTCATTTCTATCTTGGCCAAGTAAAAGCGGCGCTCGTAAAACTCCAGTAAAGTCGGTGGCCCGACACGGGAATAAGCGCCAATCGGACTATTAAAGAGATATCGAGAGACAAACTCAGCGGGCAGGGTGATTGGATCCATTAATGATCCTCCTCAGAAGAGGAACGTTTCTCTAGGTAGGCTCTTAGGTTGGAAAGGCCAAAAGCGAAGAACGCTCCAAGAACGTCATAGACCAGAAGCGCAGAGAGAACGGCCACAAAGTTGTAGAAATAAGATGCTTCAATGAGCGTAGCCAGTTGATTGGCCGTGATAACGATTTGTTCCATGAGTTCACCTCTAAAATAGCGCGCCTAACTTCACTTGCTGCGGCTGTCCTTGCAGTTCAGCCACTGGCTCGCGAAGCATCGGCTTGCAGGTTACGTTAATAGTGATGTTTTCCTTGGTGAGCTTGAGTAAGCAGTCATCGTAATGCACATAAGCAATGTCGTTAGCCCTCAAAAATGAGTCATCAAGGTAATAAGTGCCTTCCGGTGTTTTGGCCTCAAGAGTGACAAAGAACTGAAAGCCTTTATCCGATTGGCGCGTGGTGTGTCCGGTGTAATAGAGATTCTGCAAATCATAAAGGCCGAGCATCTGCTTTATGGTGTCAATCCGATGAGATGGAGCAGGGGAAAGAGCGCTAGCTTGACCGCCGTTCCCACCAGAAGGTAAAGCAGGAGCATTTTGCCCACTCGTTTGATGGCCGACAGTGGACGGGTCAGAAGTGGGGGAAGTGTTAGACGTTTGCGCGGCCGTGTTCGCCACCGACGCAGAAGAACCAAAAACCAAACCGGATAGACCATAAAGAAAGTACCCCATGCCAAGTATGCCAATAAGTAGAACGACCATGATTTTTGGGTTACTCAAAATCATGTTTACCCCTTTGCCGTTCTGCGCGTTCCCCGTCGATGTGGACTTGTAAAGCAAGAACGCATCAAGCGGAATTTTCTTCGTCGTGACGTTTGGGTCTTTACCCTTGGGAATAACGGGCGTGCTCGTATTCTTGGCGTGTTTATAGATGTAAGGTTTACGCACCGCCCAAAAGTAAGCGTCACGGCCTTTGTGGAAATAACACTCTTCTGCACAGGCACGGATAGCCGAATCAATTTGCCCCCAATCAGGCGAGAGCAAGTGAATATCCCAGTTGTATTTGCGATGACGCATAAAGCCCTCATTGAACGAGAGCGGGTAAATGATGCGACCCTCAGAATCGTATTCGGCCACGCCTCTATCATCTGACTCACAAGCTTGAAGCTGTGACATATCGGCCGGAACGTAACGGGAATTAAAGAAACTCTCATAGTCTGGAGGAAGCTTAGGAAGGAACTCGGCCAAAGGACGATAAAAGACTTTCTCAAATCGAAAGCCAATGTTCTTAGAGAAAATATCTTGGCACTCATCAATTACAATGAGCGCACCAATCGGACACCAGCAAAAGAAGTGTTGCCAGAGCTCTATACCGTCCTTGTCTCTGCTGAAAATACGGATAAGGCGAGCCGTGCTAGGGAACTGCATATCAAAGCGGCGCTCAATTTCATCGAGAGGTTGCATACCTTCCAAATTAGTCACCACCACACGGCCAGCCTTGAGCGCTTCATAAATGACAAAGTAGGCCACATAAGCAGATTTATAGGAGCCGTTCGCGCCCGTTCTAATGAATATCGCCATGATTAAAACCTTGTGATTTTCCAAACGAAAGCCGTAGCCATACAGTTAAAGTAAATACCGATGGCTTGAGGGATTTTGAATAAGAAGGCGTAATAACGCAGTTCATCGGGCAAGGCATTAAAGAAGCTCGCGAGCATATCGTTAAAGCCAATATCATTAAGCAGGTATTCCGCGGTTTTGTAGGCCAGCTCGGAAGGAGTGAGAACCACGTAAGTGCAGTCAAAGCCTTGAGGCGCAAGCATCAAATAACCGTTGTATGCAATTACGCAATTACTCATTTTTATGCACTCACTTTGCCAAGTGAGGCTTCAAAATGCTTTTTGACTTCAGGGTCAACGGGCACCATATCCACAACAATCGAACCGGCTAACGGGTCAAGGGGATTGAGCGCTACTTCGACGTCATACTCACGGCGACCCACAAAAGCCCCTGACTTTTCGAGCTTTTCCGCATACTTGCGGTCAATGTGTAAATACTGGTCGTACTGTGGATTCACTTCACCACATTCACCCAGAGTACGGCGTTTGTACTTTTCGGCGTTCACTTCACGAAGTGGACGAGAGAGGTTAAGGATTGCATGATCACCTTGCATTTGATTCCAAACGAAGTTGATACCCAGAACAAAGACGCGAGAACGTGCCATAGTTTTTTACTCCAAAGCGTTGACTAGTTTTTGGTGCATGGACGGGAACGCGAAGACCGTCCCGTCACGTGCCAGTGATGACACGACTTTTTCAAAGTCATTGTCGTAATAATTCAAAAGGGAATTCACAAGGCGGCCATACTGGCGTTTAGCCCAGTACGTTGCCGAAAGTAGGTCACAAGCAGCGCGCTTTTTGCCTTTGGTTTTCGTTACCATCGGCGTGACTTCTTCACTGATTAACGAGGCCGCATAAGGATTAATCCCAACAAAAGCGGCTAGGGGATTGAGTAGGACGTCAACGTCCCACTTTTTGAGCTCGACTTCTGACCGATACCAATGGAAATCCTCAGATTGGATGTTTTGCTCAAGTTTCTTGTTGTAGACACGCCAATAAACGCGAGACTGACGAGAGCCGAAATTACGTTCTTCACGGGTAAAAACTTTATTACCGTCAGCGTCATACGAATATTCATCGCAGATTTTGACTTTAGGACTGAAACCACGGGAACGCTTAAACCCACCTGCGATGCAAGCACGTTCGGCCGCTTCGCAAGTGTGCAAGTTGTCGTAGTCATCAAAGGCCAAATCCACACGAGTGAGATACTGAACACCCAACACCACACGCAACCAGTGATGGACAAAAGCACAAGAGCGGTTAGCGAAAAGATGTTTGCAGCCATGGCCGTTAATCTGGAAATGGATCGTGTCGTTATTACCGCCAAACCCAACTTGACCGCAGAAATCATCACCATAAGCACTAGTGAGAATGAAAGAGTCTTCATAGAACTGAAAGCCTTTGCCACGAATCGCACCATAGTTGAAACCAAGAACGTACTGGATGAAACGGCGAACCGTTTCTTGTAAGTAGTCCATGTACATAGCGCGGTAATACTTGTTGTAAGCTTCAATATCGTCAAAGGACTTCGCCACAAAACTGTCGAATTTAGGCTCCGTTGGGAAGAAGAACCCCGAATAAGGCGACTCTTTTTTACAGTGTCTAAAGTCTTTCAATGAGACAGTGAAACACAGGTAATCAATGATCACGGGCGATTGCTCGTAATCATCAATGAAGGTGTATTCAGCCGGAGTATGGTTAATCCATTCCATAGCCAAGCCCGTAGCTTTGCGGTCGCTACGGTATTTGTAAGATTGATTCGACAAGTGATGAGGTTTGGTCGATTCAAACGGTTTTTTAGGAGAGATGCAGTATTGGTTGATGATGCCAGAGCCACACTCTGGACAGCAGCATTCAAGATGCGTGTCGTAAGAACTGCCACAGTCTAAGCAAGCGTAAACTTTCATAACTGCATTCCCATCAAGACCAAACGTTCAGCCAGAGTTGTTTCGGTAATATCAATCAATTCGTACTCGATACACTCAGATTGAAGATAAGAAACCAAAGCACGGTAAGTGCGGAACGTGTCCCAAGCTCCGAAGAGATAGACAGAAACTGAACCATCAGGGAGTAAGTCGTAATAGACACGTTCCATAATCAGACCTAGTAATACGATAAATCTCGTATCAGTTAATACGACAATTCTCGTAGTGTAAATACGATGATTTCAGTACTAATCAGCTAGAATGGAAGAAATGAGGGAAACAAGGAAACCGCAGATGTACACAAATAATCTGATAGATGCGTACAAAAGCCACATGAATTTTGTCCAATATAAGCAAGTGGCTCACCAATTAGGTTTAAGTCCTCAAATGTTGGCAGACATTAGAAACGGACGAGCACATTTAAAAGAAAATCTGGCACTTATCATTGCTGACGAGATTGGCGAAGATAAAGAAAAGGTACTAATTGGACTTGCAGCCGACAGAGCGAAATCACCAGAAGAGCAAGCCATTTGGCAACAGATAGCAAAAAAGTATAAAGGGCTAGGTTTACAAGGATTATCAATGGCTTATGTGGGAATTGCACTTTACCACGCCCCTATTTCTCAGTGCGTATTAGGTATTTATGGTAAATGCAGTTATGTTTAA